CCTTCGTATCGAAGACCTACGGCAACGACACCGCCCTGCGCCTCGAGGAGGAAGCCAGAGAATGGCTCATCGCCCGCTACGCCACACCGATCGACCGCCTGACGGTGAAGCAGCTCTTCGAGGCGTATAACCGCGTGGCCCGGGAGCGCGGGTGGAAGCCCGTCCGCTCGGAGAACACCATCCGGCGCCTTTTGGATCGGCCCGAGGTGCGCCCCCTGTGGTACGGCCTCCGCCACGGCGAGCTGAAGGCCAAGGAGCTCTTCACCCGCCACCACAAGACGGCCCTGCCGGAGGTGCGCGACGCCATCTGGTACGGCGACGGTACGCGCCTGAACTATTACTACCGCGACTCGGAGGGACGAGTGGCCACCTGCTGCGTGTATGAGGTGATGGACGCCTACAGCGAGGTCTTGCTGGGCTACCACATCAGCCCGCGGGAGGACGTGGAGGCGCAATTTTTCGCCTACAAGATGGCCCTCCAGACAGCAGGCCGCAAGCCATACGAGATCCGCTTCGACAACCAAGGCGGACACGGCAAACTGAAGCACAGCGACTTCTTCCGCTGCATGGCCCGCATGGCTATCCCCACGCAGCCCTACAACGGTAAGTCGAAAACGATCGAGAGCGTCTTCGGCCGCTTCCAACAGGACTACCTGCACCGCGACTGGTTCTTCACCGGTCAGAACGTGACGGCCCGGAAGGACGAGAGCCACGCCAACCGTGAGTTCATCCTTGCCAACCGGCGCGACCTGCCCTCGCTCGAGGAGATCCGGCAGCTCTACGCCCGGCGTCGCCAGGAGTGGAACGAGGCGCCACACCCGGCCACGGGCCGCCGCCGGATCGACATGTACCGCGAGTCCCAGAACCCCGAATCGACGGCTGTCACGGCGCTCGACATGCTCCTGATCTTCGGCCAGCGGGACGAGGAGCACTCCTCAAAATACACCGCCTCGGGGCTGAAGAAGACGATCGACGGACAGCGCTACACGTGGGAGGTGTTGACCCCGGAAGGCCTGCCCGACGGGGAGTTCCTCCGGGGCAACGTCGGCCGCGACTTCTTCGTGGGCTACGACCCGGAGGACATGACCACCGTGGCGCTCTACACACGAGACTCGCAGGGGCAGCTGCGGTTCGTCACCTTCGCCCGGAAGTACATCGAGGTCAGCCGCGCTCGTCAGGAGCAGACGGCCGAGGAGCGCAGCTTCATCAGCCGGATGAACTTGGCCAACAAGGTGGCCCGGGCGAACATGCAGGAGGCCACCGAAGAGCTCCTCGAGCGGCAGGGTATGCATCCCGGCATGTATGGCCTTCGGATGCCCCAGCTGCGCGGCGTGGAGCGTGCGGCGAAGGAGGCGGCTTACAAGCAGCGACAAGAGCAGCCTGAAAAGAAGAAGCCGGCGAGGGCGAAGGCAAAGCAGAAAGAACAACCCGAGGACATTGGTGCCGTACTGAAGAAGGAAACCATGCTGGTACCGGCCTTGGAGGACGATTACAACTACTTGAACGAACTGTAGGGAACGGAAAAACGAAAAGTGAAAAACGAAAAGTCCTGCCGGCAGGAGGAGGCCCCCCTACATGTATCCGGCGTTTTTAGATGTTAGATTTTAGTTTTTAGTTGAGCATAACATGATCACGAACGAAGAGAAAGAGATGATCCGGGTACGACTCGGGGAGTATTGCGAGATGAAGGGCAGCCAAAAGCGGGCGGCCACCTCGTTAGTGGGGGTCAGCCCCGCCACGGTGACGCAGATCGTGACCGGCAAGTGGGAGCTGATCAATGAGAAGATGTGGCGCAGCATAGCGGCACAGATCGGAGTGAAACAAACCAGATGGAACATAGTGGAAACAAGGAACTACAGGGCGCTGTCGGACATCTTCGCTGACGCGCAGGAGAATGCCCTCGTGCTGGCCGTATGCGGCGAGGCAGGGACAGGCAAATCGCTGACGGCTGCGCATTACGGAGCGGAAAACCCGAACGTCTACGTGCTGGCCTGCTCGGAATACTGGAACCGCAAGACCTTCCTCCGGGAGCTGCTCCGGGTGATGGGTAAGAACCCCGCGGGAGATACGGTGGGCGACATGGTGGACGACGTGGTCATGGCGCTCAAGCGGCGCGAGAACCCGCTGATCATCCTCGACGAGGCCGACAAGCTGAGCGACCAGGTGATGTTTTTCTTCATCACCTTCTACAACAAGTTAGAGGACTATTGCGGCATCGTGCTGATGGCCACGGACTACTTGGAGAAGAAGGTGCGCCGCGGCCTGCGCCTGAACAAGAAGGGCTACAAGGAGATCTACTCCCGCATCGGTCGGCGCTTCGTGGCCATGCCGGGGCTGAGCGCGACGGACATCTCGGACGTCTGCCGGGCCAATGGCGTAGAAGGGTTGCGCGAGATTGAGACCGTGAAGAAGGACTGCGAAGGCGACCTGAGGCGCGTCAAGCGCAAGTGCCATGCCTTTAACCGCATGCGCCGGCAGGCCGAAGAACGGAAGGAGGAGACGGCCGAATGAAGCTGAAGCGGTCATACGGCGCGCGTGAGCTGGCACGCATGGCAGATCCGGAAGGAGTGAGCCTCGGTGCGGAACTGGATGAAGCCATCGGAAAGGCAGAGATCGCTGGCGGAGCGTGGTTCATCTACGGCCCCTCGAAGAACGGCAAGACCTCGATGGCTATGATTCTGGCCAAGGCGCTGGCCAAGCATCGCAAAGTGGCTTACGATAGCGTGGAGGAGGGTATCAACAAGTCGCTCCGCATGGCTGTAGAGCGCCACGGACTGGTAGAGGCAGGTCACAACTTCGTCTTACTCAATCGGGAGTTCTTTGAGGATCTGGTGTACCGTCTCAAGCATAGCCGCACGGTGCGGGTGGTCTTCATTGACTCGGTGCAGTTCATGGATCTGAAGTACTCGGAATACCGTCGGCTCAGGCTTGATTTTCCCCGCACGCTTTTCGTCTTTATCAGCCACGTAAAGAACAACCGGGGCACCAGTCCGGACGGCAGTGTAGCCACGAAAATCATGCGAGACTCGGACGTGATCTTCTCCGTGCGAGGTTTTAAGGCCTTCGTCACAAGCCGCTTCGGCGGCAATGGAGAGTTCGTGATCTCGGAAGAGATGGCCGCGAAGTTTTACTTAGAATGATCAATCACAACCAATCAAAAACGAAGTATGGAAACAACATTCATGGAAAGAGAGAAGAAGCGCTTGGTGAAGCGCTTTCACACCCTGCTGGGTAAGGCTGGCATCGACGATGACGGCAAGCGCACGATCCTCTCGGCCTACGGCGTGGAGAGCTCTTTAGACTTGGACTGCCGCGGCCTGATGGAGGTCTGCGACCGGCTGACCACACTCAGCACACCGGGTCTGGCCGAGGCTGACCGCTGGCGTAAGCGGGTGATAGCTGCCATCTTCAGCTATCGCCGTGAGATGAAGCACGAAGCCACGATGGACGAGGTGAAGGCTATCGCCTGTCGGGCATCCGGCTACAAAACCTTCAACCGTATCCCGGTGGATCGGCTGCGCAGCCTTTACAACGCGTTCAAACAGCGTACAAAAGACCTTCAAACGGTCGACCGCATAACGGTGGACGAGCTTGGAAAACAGCCCGGAGCGATGATGTACTTCGTGTACACCCCCGGGGAGGTAAATAGCAGAGGGTAGTTATGCGGCCTTGCGGCCGAGGTAGTCAGAGGGTAGTAGGATAGAACCTACTTTTGACTACCGGCCAAAGGCCTAACACAGGAACATATAAACAACACATAAACACGATATGGAAACAGTAGAAATGACGGCCGAGGAGCGCCAAGAGTTCGCGGCCTTCAAAGAGGCTAAACAGAAGAAAGAGGCGGAGGCCAAACGCAAGGCCGACCGCGAGGCTTACACCGCATTGGTAGACGAGACGATTGAGACCGTCATGCCACGACTTATGAATATCAGCGACGAGATAGCCCGGCGTAAGACGGAGGCCGCAGAGGCCTTTCGTGGGGCGTTAGAGATGAAGGCGGAACTCTTTGGGGTGAAGGACGACCAGCGGTCGCACACCTTCACCAACTCCGAGGGTACGAAGCGCATCGTCGTCGGACACTACCTCTTAGATAACTACCGCGACACGGTGGATGAGGGCATCGCAATGGTCAAGGGCTACATCGAATCTCTGGCTAAAGACGACGAAAGCCGCACCTTGGTCAAGACCATCCTCCGCCTGCTCTCGCGCGACAGCTCGGGTGCACTTAAGGCGCAGCGTGTGTTGCAACTCAGGCGGCTGGCCGAAGAGACGAAGGACGAACGCTTCATCGAGGGCGTGCGCATCATCGAGGAGAGCTATCAGCCCAGTCCCTCGAAGGACTATATCCGCGCTGCCGTCCGCAGCAAGTCAGGCGTATGGGAGTCGGTACCACTTAGCATGACGGAGGTGTAAACGACAGGCATGGGTCGATTCAATCCGCGAGGGCGGAGCTACGAAAAGCGCGTAACAGCGGTCAACCGGATCTACGACGAGTACGTGAAGAGCGGGCTTTCGAACCGGGAGATCTGGCGGCGCTACATCCATCCGCAACTGGGGATCTGCGAGCGGGCGTTCTACAAGATGCTGAAGGCGTCGGGGAAGATCGGCCGCAACGCAGACGGCGAATCGCCCCTTCATAAGTAAACAACAAACGAGACAATGAGAAAAGAACTGTATCAAGTGATCCGGGATGCCTTAGGACGCATCGACCGGCCGCTGCCAATCGCACACATCGATCTGTGGAACCAGCAGATGGGCTTCTTGGAGCAAGAGAAGCCCTTTCGGCTTCCGGCGGTGTTCATCGAGTTCAGCCCAACGGAATGGACGCATGCGGACAATGGATCCTACAAAACGAATCAGGAGGTGCGGCTGCACATCATTACCGAATGGCCGGGGGGCGTCAGGGACGCCAGCCAAGTTTGCCGGATACCCGTATAGGGGTGGCCTCTTCCGGGGCGGGGAAGTTTTGCCGGGTACATGCAGGGTGCACCCCTACACAGGTGCCGCAAAACAAGGGTCGCCGCGGGCTTCAAATCGGTTTTTGGCGCGAAATGACCCTCGCCGCAGACCAAAATCCTGTTTTTGGCCCAAAACGAGGGTCGCCGCAGGCTTCAAATCGGTTTTTGACGTGAAATGACCCTCGCCGCAGACCAAAATCTTGTTTTTGGCCCAAAACGAGGGTCGCCGCGGGCTTCAAATCGGTTTTTGACGCGAAATGACCCTCGCCGCAGACCAAAATCCTGTTTTTGGCCCAAAATGAGGGTCGCCGAGGGGAACTACATCATCATTTGGACATGCCGTGAAGGGCGCCAGCAAACGGAGATGGTGAACTGGCTCTTGGAGCAGGACATCCACTTCGACCGCGTGAATGATCACCGGCCGGATCAGGTGACGGCCTACGGCACGGATGCACGCAAGGTGTACGCTCATTGCTATGTGGACGACAAGAACGTCGGGGGCATGCTGCCTTGGAAGGACATTGCCCTCTGGATCCGTCGGCAAGAGGCGGCGTACAAGGCAGCCACGGATGGCGTCGGAAAGGAGGGTGCGGCATGATGACGTTGGGCACATTGTCGCAAAGCAGACAAACAAGCATACGTGATCTTATTTGAATTCATTGGTTTTTCAGAAATGACAGAAGGAGCCGCTGGGGTTCGTGAGAATAGGTGGCTTTGCAATTGTAAACAACGATGGGGCAATGTCCCTGCATTATATACATGAGTTTTTTCGTTTCAGCTTTTGACTATTTCAGTAGTGAGGCGGCCGCCCTTCCGTGATGGACAGGCGGCCGTCAACATGTAAAAAAGCCCGGTAGAGACACGCTCTGCCGGGCCTTGCTGTTGCTGTGGGATAAGCCCCGAAAGCCGTCATAAAAGTCGAACTTGGGGCAGCCGAACGCCCCGTAACCCTACATGAGTAGCGGGTTTTGCTCGTCTCATAAATAAGACGAGCAAACTTTGTTGGTCACTTCTTCAGGAGCTTGTCGAGGTCTTCGACGATCATGTCCTTGATCTGCTTATTGAGAGTCTCGGAAGGGCCGATGAAAGTTCGCTTGGGGATCTCGGTCTTGTGTCCACGGCCAGCACGTCCGCCGTCGTTATGCACGGCGGCGTAGGGCACCTTGTTGACGATGGTCACTTGTCCGTTACTGACGATCTTCTCGTTCGATCGGGAGAGGTGTCGGCGGGAGCTGAGCAGCGGGCCGTAGGACGAGGCGGCAGTGGTCTTGCCGGCTTTCGTCATGCGGGGGTTGTTCTGCCGCTTGGTGCGCTTCCAAGCTACGCGTACCTTGTTCAAGAAGCCTCCCTTGCGGAAGTTCTCATTGAAGAGGTTGACGGCCATCACACCGGCCTTGCGCGGCCACTTATCGGACACCAGCTTGTCGATGTCTCCACGAACAGCCGCCAGTTTGTGGAAAAATTGCTTGTCGGTCATGATTTATGCGCTGTTTGAATGCCGTTTGATCGGTGTTTGAATAGTTGAGTTACCTTTGTGGCGATACCCTTACGGGGGGATCGAGCTCGGGGCGGCTTTTGGATTATTCCGAAGGCTGCTCTGATTGTTTCCAGAGGAGCCTTAAACCATCATCGCCTCTGACCCATACCTCTTTTATGTCCTGCTTGTTGAAAAAGACGCGCTCTTTTATTCGTTGTTTCATCCAACCATCCGACACCCCGCAATCTTCAATTACAAGCCGATTCGACTGCTCCAACCCCCTGTTCATCATATTGCTAAAGGTTCTTTTGTTCTTCGGGCTTTTCTTTTTCGTCTCGTCGAATCCCTCATGTTCATACCAGTAATCTCCAACACGGAAGTCCGGGCATTTGCCCTCGAAAGTCGTCCCTTCCAGACTACCATAAATTGCTTGATAGTTCGGATCCTTCACTGTACTCCCGTCAAACTTCGGGGTAATAACAGATGAGCGTCCTTCTCGGGCGAACGCCTTGCAAGCATCAAGGATCTTCGTATAGTCCGACTTATCCGTTTCCACATTTGCATATCGTTCGACAGTATGACCGTTGTATTCAAAGACGACCTCCTTGTTATTAGCGTAGGCGTTTTGAAAAGACTCTTTTGCTGCCTTGCAGTTGTAGCAGTCTTTCTCCGTGCGTGGCTCCTTGAGTAAGTGCCGGAAAGGGCATGTCTCACATGATCCGGGGAAGTAAGGACTATTGTCAGAGAAGATGCGCTTGGTCTTGCCGGGGTTCTCCTCGAGGCCGGGAGAGGGAGGGGGAGCCTTCCGAATCACTTCGTCAGAGAGGGGCGTCACGGGGTCGTCTGTCTGTTCGAGGGAGCACTGGCAGCCCCAGTGGTCGCCGGGATGATGCGCTGCCCAAAAGGCATCGTCCA